GAGTCTTTATTGAATATGGGTTGGAAAGAGGAAGCAGTCCATTCGCAAGATAAAATTAAATCTTCTTCTAAGAAAAAGTCGAAAGACGAGGTAGAAAATGGCGACACATAAAGGAAGTGAAGGTACTGTTAAAGTAGGTACTAATGCTGTAGCTGAGATTAGGTCTTATTCTATTGAAGAATCTGCTGATACTTTAGAAGATACTTCAATGGGTGATTCTGCTAGAACGTACAAATCATCATTGACTTCTTTCTCAGGAAGTTTAGATGTATTTTGGGATGAGACTGATACCAGTGGTCAAGGTGCATTAACTATTGGCTCAGAAGTAACTCTAAATGTATATCCTGAGGGAGCTGATAGTGGTGATACTTATTACAGTGGTTCAGCAATTGTTACTGGTGTTTCAAGAAGTGCATCATTTGATGGATTGGTTGAAGCTAGTATTTCAGTACAAGGTACTGGTGCATTAACATCATCAACAGTATAAGAACATGAAACTTATAGATAAGGCAAAAGCTCATTTTGATTCTTTAGAAATCAAAGAGATAGAGATACCTGAGTGGAGTGATGGAGATGAGGTTCTTAAAGTATATGCAAAGCCATTAACGCTAGCAGAAATGTCTAAATTGCAACGATATGCAAAAGACGATGATGTAGCATTGATGGCTTATTGCTTAATATATAAAGCCTTAGATTCTGATGGTGAGAAAGTATTTGACCTATCAGATAAACATACACTTATGAATGGTGTGGATAAGGATGTGCTTGCAAGAGTTGCAACTGAAATCATGTCATCACCAAGTGTAGAACAACAAGCAAAAAAGTAGCAGAGGATAAGGACTTATTTGCTAAATACTATCTAGCTGAAATGTTGCATTGCACACTTCAGGAACTAGAAGAAAAGATGACCTTATCCGAATTTACAGGATGGTTAGCATATTTAGAGGAAAAGAATAGGCAGATAAGAAATGGCAACTGATTATAAATTAAGAATTACAGCCCAAGATAAAAGTAAAAAGGGTTTTAATTCAGTAAATAAAAATATCAATAGCACCCAATCAGCTATGAAAAAATTAGCTGGTGCTTTTGCTGGTGTTTTTGCTGTTAGACAAATTGTTGAATTTGGTAAAGAGACATTAGCTTTAGCAGATACTATTGGTAAAGTTGCTGATTCTATTGGTGTTCAAACAGAGTTCTTACAAAGATATCAATTTGCTGCTCAACAATCAGGACTAACTACCGAAGAGTTTAATAAAGGGATGCAGAACTTTACCAAGATGGTAGGTCAAGCACAACTTAGAACTTCTGAAGCTGGTAGGACATTAGAAAAACTTGGAGTACAAGTTAAAAATGCTGATGGTTCTGTAAAAGGTGCAGAGCAAGTATTTATTGAATTGATGACTGCTCTTGATGGTGTTGGTAGTCAATTTGAGAAAAATGCTATCTTAGCTGACCTTATGGGTAGAGCAGGTGTAAAACTTGCTGTTATGGGTAAAGATGGTTCAGAAGCTATGAAAGAATTAGCTGCTTCTGCTACTGGAATTATACCTGAAGAAACTATAAGGGATGCTGAAAGATTTAATGATGCTATGAATCGTCTACAAAGACAGGTTTTAACACCATTAAGAAATGAGTTAATTGAAGTTGCTACAGCTTTTCTAGATGTAGCAGAAGCTATGGGATTAGTTGACCCTGAACCAGTAACTAAGAGTATAGAAGAGCAAAATCAACAGTTTGCAAATTCTAATACATTGATTAAGGCTATGATGAATACTCTTATGAAAAATAAAGAGTTAACAGAAGACCAAAGAAAAACTATAAAAAATGCATTACTAGAAGAAATAAAATTAAGAGATGAAGCTAGTGAAGCAATTAGAAAATATAATAAGACTCAGGAAGCTAAAGAAATATTTACTGGAAGCATAGATACTAGCAATCAATTAAATAATTCAATAAAAGAAAATATAACTGTAGTAAAACAATTTGCAGATACAGTTGAAGGTGAATTAACAAGAGCATTTACTGATTTCTTTGATTCTACAAATAAACAATTTTTAGATTTCCAAAATTTAGCCACCTCAGTTGCAAGAGCAGTAATTAATGAATTAATACAAGTATTTATAGTGCAAAAACTTGTAGGAATGGCAACAAGTGCTATAACTAACTTAGGAACACTTGGTAGTGGTGGTATGGGTGATGTAGTAGATGGATTTCAGAATTTAGATGGTGGTGGTTATACAGGTAATGGTATTAGAGCAGGTGGTTTAGATGGTAAAGGTGGTCGTTTGGCTATGATACATCCTCAAGAAACTGTTATAGACCATACTAAAGGTCAAGCTATTCAATCAGCACCTACAGTAAACTTTAATATATCAACAGTAGATGCTGCTGGATTTGACCAGTTACTAGCATCAAGAAAAGGATTGATAACATCAATCATAAACAATGCCATGAATAATCAAGGCAAAATGGGAGTCGTATAATGTCAGGACAATTTCCAACATCTCCTAATTTTAGAAGTTTAAATTTTAAAGATAATAGACCTACTTTATTGAATCAGACTTTATCAGGTAAAAAACAAGTTAGACAAATAGGTAGTCAATATTTTTCTTTTACAGTGCAAATGCCACCATTACAACAAGAAAAGGCTCAAGAAGTATTTGCATTTTTACAAAAACAAAAAAGTTCTTTTGAGGACTTTACTATAGTTGCACCCTTAGATAATTTAGGTGCTGGTAAAGCAGAAACAGATATTCAAGTAGTTGGAGCTCATACATCAGGAGATGCTTCTATTGCCTTAGATGGCTTCTCGGCTAGTCAGACAGGTGCTTTAAAAGCAGGTGATATAATTAAGTTTGCCAATCATAGTAAAGTCTATATGGTTCAATCAGATATTGATTCTGATGGTAGTGGAGCATTAACTGTTCTTATATCACCAAATCTAGTAGCATCTCTAGCAGATAATGAAGCTGTTACTGTAAATAAACCTAGTTTCACTGTTTATCTTGAAAATAATGAGATTATGTATTCAACAGATGCTAGTGGTTTTTATAGTATTTCATTTGATGTTAGAGAGGTTATTAGCTAATGCCTAGAAGTTTATCATCTGCTTTACAAACTCAAGTATCATCAACAGCAACTAAGACAGCTTTTCTAGTTGAGTTAAATCTATCATCTACTATTAGATTAACTGATTGGTATTCTAATGTTACTTATGATTCAAATACTTATGAAGCTGGTGGTAGTTTTCTAGGTGTAGATAGCACAACTGAAACAGGTCAATTACAAGTGGATGAGCTAAATATAGTTTGTTCTAATATAACTAATCAAGTTAGGTCTTTGGTAGAAGATGGTTCTTTTACAGATAAAATAGTAGATATTTATTTAGCCTACTTTAATACAGATGAAACTATAGTAGGTGCAATAAATTATTTTACAGGTCAAATAAGAAATGTAGCTATACAAGAAGATATAGATAATTCAGTTCTTACTCTAACAGTTGCTTCACATTGGGCAAACTGGAATCTAACTAAAGGTAGACATTATTCAGATGAATCACAACAAACATTTAGTTCAGGTGATAGAGGGATGGAATTTGCAACTCAGGTTAAATCAGATGTTAGGTGGGGTATGTAATCATGGGTGGATTCTTTAAAGCAATAGGAACAGCAATTTGGAACACTATACAAAAGATAGGTTATGGCACGTTAAAAGTTTCATTTAGTCAGGCATTATCTTTAGCAACTCTAGCAATAGGTGTTAAAGGCTATATGCAAGCTAGACAAATGATGGCTAAAGGTCAGGATATTCTAGCTAATAAAACTGCTGCTGGTGGCAAGATACCAGTCATCTATGGGACTCGCAGAGTCGGAGCACAAGTTATTTATATGGATGTATCTAACAATGATTCACGTCATGTATTTTTAGTTTATGCCCTATCTATAGGTGAATGTGAAGAAGTGCTTGGTAGAACTATTGAGTTAGATGGCAATCCTTTAACTGATTCTTCTAGGTTTAAATATGGGTGTTATATAGGTTCAGATAAAATAAGTTCAGGTTCAGGTTCATTAAATACAGTTACTCAAGTTGGTGGTACAATTAGTGCTGGAGCAGGTGGCTTTGGCACAAGTCCTACATCAAGATATAGAATTACTTTTAACATACATCATGGAGCTGCATCACAAACAGCAGACCCAATGCTTGTTGCTTCTATGCCTAATTGGACTACATCTCATAGATTAGATGGTATCTGTTATATAGCAACTCATTATAAGTTTGATAAAGAAGGTATGTTTTCAGGCATACCACAAATGACTGTTCAGGTTAGAGGTAAGAAAGTATTTGACCCAAGAGATAATACACAAACATTTGGAACTGTATCTACTTATAAGTATTCTGATAATCCAGCTTTAACTTTTCTTGATTACATTTCTAATAATGAGTATGGAAAAGGATTAACTGCATCACAACTTAATATGTCAACCTTTAGCTCTGCTGCTAATGTTTGTGATACTCAGGTTGACCAGCCTTATTTTAATGGTTCATCGCAATCAGTAACTTGGTCTGCTAATAGTGGAGATGATTTTTTTACTATTTCAGGAACAGGTGCTAATGATGTGTGGTGGCAAAATAAGATAGGACAAATAATAGACCTTTTTGATGCTAATGATAATGGTGTTTTAGATGGTAGTGAGATTAAAGACATACAAAGAACTCATTTCTTTGAACAGGTTGAACAATATTTGGTTTATATAGATGGTAGTTTTACTAGCTCTTATTCATCACAAACAGGTACTTCATTATTAAAAGTTAGAAGATTTCATTGTAATGGATATTTAGATACTAATAAAAATGTAATGGAAAACGCTAAAGAGCTACTTTCCAATATGAGAGGTATCTTTCTTTATATTAATGGTCAATACGAATTATCAATAGAAGATACAGGTTCTTCTTCATTTAGTATTAATGATAATCATATTATATCTGATGCTGGTATATCAGTTGATTATGGCAATAAAGATAAAAAAGCAAATAAGGTCATCATTGAATTTTTTAATGGTAATAAAAAATATGAATTGGATACAGCTACAGTTTTACATGATGCTAACCCTGAATATTATTCAGATGACAATGATGAGATATTAGAAATTAAAGCTGAGTTTCCTTATATAACTGACCCATATATAGCTTATAACATGGGTAAAGCAATATTAACTAGAAGCAGAAATCAAACAACATTACAGTTCTTAGGAACTCCTGAAATGTATAAGTTAAATGTAGGAGATATAGTAGATTTAACTTATGCAGGTTTAGGATTCTCAGGCAAGATTTGTAGAGTTGAAGCATTAGAATTACAACCTAATGGTTTAGTTGCAGTTAGTTTAATAGAATACTTTGATGTTTATACATGGGAAGTACCACCTCAAGAACCTGTAGAAGAATTAGCTAACTTACCTTCTGCTTATGCAGTTAAAGCACCAACAGGTTTAACATTTACTGATTCTGATTCTAGTTCTACAGGTAGACCTATTTTATCTTGGACTGCTCCAACTGATTATCCTGATTATGAATTTAGGGTTAATGTTGTAGATAGTTCAGGCAATCAACTGATGAACAGAATAGTTAATACCACTGAAGCTGAACTTAATTTTACACCTACAGGAAATAACTATGTTGCTAGTATTACTTCATTAAATACTTTAGGAACTGAATCAGATGCAACTACACTTACTTTTAATTTAACTACTGAACCTGTTGCAGAAGGTGATATAAGAGCAAATGCAATTACAGCTAATAAAATAAATGTAAATGAATTATCTGCTATATCTGCTGATTTAGGTTCTATTGATGCAGGTAGTATGAATATAGGTTCAGGTAACTTTACTGTTTCAACAGCAGGAGTTATGACTGCAACTGGTGCAACTATTTCAGGTCAAATAAGTGCAACTACTGGTGCGATAGGTGGTTTTACTGTTGGCTCTACGTCTTTAACAGCAGGTTCAGGTTCATCAAGAATATCCTTATCTACAGCAGATGGCATACATCTTGGAAACGATACTTTTGCATCTGCTCCATTTAGGGTAGCTTTAGATGGCTCTGTAACTGCTACAAATGCAACTATTACAGGAGCTTTAACTTTAACAAATATAGATGGTACAACAGTTACATATACTGGTGGACAACTTGGCGTAGGTACAATTAGTGGTGGTAATCTTGGTGACAGTGCTGTATTTCCAGCAACATTAAGATATGAAAGGTCTGATGCAACAACAGCACCTACAGATTCAGAATTTAATACAGCTTTTGGTAGAGACCCTAAAGAAAATGATATTGTTGTAGTTGTTAGAACTGATACTAATGCTCAAGTTGCTTACAAACACGATGGCACTTCTTTTTCTGTAATTACAAATTATATAGATGGCGAATTAATTGTTGATGGCACTATTACAGCAGACCAATTAGCAGCTAACTCTGTTGAAGCGAATCAGATAAATGTAGGAACTTTATCAGCTATATCTGCAAACATGGGTGCTATTACAGCAGGTACAATTAACAATACTACTAATACGCCAACAGCAGGTCAAGAACCTACAGGTTCTCAGGCTGGAACAGCAATTGACTTGGCTTCAGGAGCATTTACGTTTGGTAATGTAAATTCATTTTTATACTTCAATACTACTGATGGATTAGTTCAGGGTGGTTTAACTCCATTTAGAGACACTGTATCTATTTATTATCAAGGTTCAACAGCACCATCTTCGCCTAGTGATTCATCTATGACATATACCAGTACAGGTGCTTTTTCTTTTACCACTAATGCTCCTACTGGATGGACATTAAGTATACCTAATACTACTGATAATATTTATGTGGTTCAGGCTAATATTGGTAGAACTGGAGCTGGAACTACTACTGCATCATGGGGTGCTGTAAGTTTGCTGAGAGCTGCAACAGTTACAGGAACATCTTTAGCAACATCTCCAGCAACAATTGCCTTTAGCTATGCAAGTCCAAGTTCTACTTCTCCTGAAAGTTACTCTAATAGCTATACTGTAACAGCATCAGGAGCTTATAGTCATTCTGTTGGTATTACTGCAACTGTAGCAAGTGGAACGTGGACTTCATTAGGTGCTAGTTCTATTACAGTTAGTGAGGTTAGTGGTGATACAGGTGAGTTTACAATTAGCTCAATTACACATCAAAGCAATTTTGAAGAAAAAACATGGTCTTGGACAGTAACGCATACTTCATCAGGTTCAACAGTTAGTCAGTCAACACTTTCAATTAACCCAACACTTCAATAGATTAATATGTATGCACTGCAACAAACACATAAAAACAAGAGGATAATGATTTATAAATTATAAACATAGGTATAAAATTAATAGAAAAGAGATTTAATTATGGCACAACACGATTACAACATAGCAAACCAGTCAGGTGCAGATTTCAGAGCAGATTTAAACAATGCTCTTTTAGCTATTGCAACAGTCAATAGTGGAGCAACTGAACCATCAACTACATTTGCCCATCAATTATGGGTAGATACATCTAGTAGTGTATTAAAGATAAGAAACGCTGCTGATAATGCTTGGATTACTACAGGTGTTAGTATTACTGCATCAAATACATTTACAGGTGACTTAACAGGTAATGTCACTGGTAATGTAACAGGTAATGTTACTGGTAATGTAACTGGAGACCTAACAGGTAATGCTGATTCTGCTGATACTTTAAGTACAGCAAGAACCATATCTTTATCAGGAGATGTTGTAGGCTCAGCTTCTTTTGATGGTAGTGCCAATATAGATATAGATACAGTAGTTCAAATTAATTCAATTACTTTAGGAACTGATACAACTGGTGATTATGTTGAATCTATGTCAGGTGGAACTGGTGTAACAGTAACAGGTGGAACTGGTGAAGGTTCTACTCCTAGTATTGCTATAGGACAAGCTGTAGCTACAACTGATGATGTTGCTTTTAATAGTGTTACTGCTCCTGATTTTATTGGTGATTTACATGGTGCTGTAAGATTCCCAGCTAAAGCAGATGGTGCTTTATCAAAGGGTGATGTGGTTTATATTTCAGGTGTTACTGGTAATAATCCAACAGTAGCAAAAGCTAAAGCTGATGATGCATCTAAAATGCCTGCATTTGGTTTGGTTGCAAGTGATGCTAGTGATAATGCTAGTGTTTCTATTTTAACTTTTGGTACTTTATCAAATATTGATACATCACAATTATCAGTAGGACAAATATTATATGTATCTACAACAGCAGGAGAATATACAACAACCCCACCTTCAGGTGAATCAGCACAAATACAAAACATAGGTAAAGTTCAAAGAAGTCATGCAAGTGCTGGTTCAATAAAAGTAGGTGGTGCTGGAAGAAGTAATGCTACGCCTAACTTAGATAATGGCAAGATATTTATAGGTAATGGTTCTAATCAATCATCAACAGCAACACTTGATACTTCTATAGTTGTTGAGAATACAAATTTATATTATACGCAAGCACGATTTGATACAGCATTTGGAAATAAAGATACTGATGATTTAAGTGAAGGAACTACAAATCTTTACTATACATCTACAAGAGCAAATACAGATTTTGATACAAGATTAGCTACTAAAGATACAGGTGATTTAAGTGAAGGTACTAATCTTTATTACACAACAGCTAGAGTTAATTCAGCATTTGATACAAGACTTGCAACCAAGTCTACATCTGATTTAACAGAAGGCACTAATTTATATTACACAACTGCAAGATTTGACTCTGCATTTGGTAACAAAGATACTGATGATTTAAGCGAAGGTACTACTAACCTTTACTATACAGATGCAAGAGCTAACTCAGCTATAGATACAAGAGTTACTAAAGCATTTGTTGATGCATTAAATGTACAAGCTGCAAGCGTAGATGCTAATTCAGTAGCACTAGGAACTGATACTACAGGTAACTATGTTCAAACAATTACAGGTACAGCTAATAAGATTACAGTGTCAGGAAGTGGTAGTGAGTCTGCAGATATAACACTATCGCTACCTGATGATGTTCAGATTGCATCTGATTTAACAGTAGCAGGTAATTTAACAGTCAATGGAACACTAACATCTCTTGATACTACTAACCTAGATATAGAAGATAACTTATTCCAGCTTAATGCAGGATTAACAGGTAGTCCTGTAAATGATTCAGGTATGCTTATTAATAGAGGTACTGCTGATAATGGTATCTTTATGTGGGATGAATCAGTAGATAAATTTACACTAGGATTAACAACAGCAGATGGTAGTGCTACAGGTAATATTACTCTTAATTCACTTGGTACTTTAGTTGCTAACTTAGAAGGAAATGTCACTGGTGACGTTACAGGTACAGTTTCTAGCATAAGCAATCATTCAACCTCAGACTTATCAGAAGGAACTAATCTTTATTACACTGATGCTAGATTTGATACAAGGCTTGGAACAAAAGATACTGACGATGTATCAGAAGGTTCAAGCAATCTTTACTATACAACAGCAAGATTTAATTCTGCTTTTAGTGGTAAATCTACAAGTGATTTATCAGAAGGTAGTAATCTATATTATACAAGTGCTAGAGCTAACTCTGACTTTGATACAAGACTTGCAACAAAAGATACTAGCGATTTAGCTGAAGGAAGCAACCTTTATTATACTGATGCTAGAGCTCAAGCTGTTTCTATTAACAATGTTGTAGAAGATACAACTCCTCAGCTTGGTGGTAACTTAGACTTAAATTCAAGCGATATTACAGGTACAGGTGATATTAATATTACAGGTAGTGTAACAGCTTCAGATTTAGAAATAGATTCAGGAACTTTATCAGTTGATGCTACAAATAATAGGGTTGGAATTGGAACGACTAGTCCAGTAAGACCTCTTCATTTATCTACAAGTAGTGGTGGTTCAATAATTCATTTAACTGATGATTCTACTGGTCACACTGCTACTGATGGTGTTGATATACAACAAGAAGGAACTTTATTCCAAATATTAAATAGAGAAGCTGGTGATATAAGATTTGGTACTAATGCAACCGAAGCCATGCGTATAGATTCTTCAGGCAACTTATTAGTAAATCGTACTTCTACTTTAAATAATGCACAAACATCAATTAAGGGTGCTTCAGGTAAGCAGGTTTTAACACTACAGACAACTACAGATGGTAACAGCTTAATTCAAGGTTTTAATTCTTCAGATGCTCTTGCATTTCAAGTAACTGGTGGAGGTAGTTTATATGCATCAGGCAATGTTGGAATTGGAGTTAGTAGTCCTAATGCTAATTTACACATAGGCGATGCAAGTGCTACAGGTGATGCAACAAATCCAGCTTTACAAATAGGTGGTGCTTCTACTTATAGATTAGGTATGTATACATCTACTGAAGGTGCTGTTATTGAAAACAAGAATGGTGATGATGGTATTCAGTTTAGAGTAAAAACTGCTGGTGAAGCCATGAGAATAGATGGTGGTACAGGCAAGGTTGGAATTGGAACGACTAGTCCTAGCCATGATTTAACAATACAAAAATCAGGACAAGATAATTATATAAGAATTGGTTCTAATTCAGATGGTTATGATGCAGGTGTATATTTTGGTACAAATGCTGATTGGTCAATAGGTATTGATAATTCAAATAGCAATGCTTTTAGTGTTGCAAGTGGCTCAACTGTAGGAACAAATCCTAGAGTTACCATTGATTCTTCAGGAAATGTTGGAATTGGTGATACATCACCTTCAGCTAAATTAGATGTTTCTGTAAGTGGTTCAGGAACACAAACAGCTTTAATATTAAATAATAGTCATGGTTATGGAAGTGGAGTTGGTACTGCTGCTGCTGCTCTACAATTTAGAAGAGATAGTGGCGGTGGTGGAGAATCAACGCCTACAGCACAAATTCATTCAAGCAACGAAGCAGAAACAACAAGCAACCCTAGTAATTTAGTATTTTCAACAAAAAATAGTTCAGGCACTTTAACTGAAGCTATGCGTATTGATAGTTCAGGTAATGTTGGAATTGGAACGAGTAGTCCTAACTCTTATTCAGGTCAAACTGCATTGACTATAAACTCAACTGGTGTAGCAAGATTAGATTTAGATATTGGTAATACTATACAAGGTCATCTCCTTGCTGAAAGTGGTTATACAGGATTATTTGCAGAAAGTGGAAATAGTTTAAGATTTGGCACTGGTTCAGAAAGAATGCGTATTGATAGTTCAGGAAGAATATTAATTGGCACAACTACATCAAACCCAGTAAGTATTGCAGACCATAGATTAGTAGTTGAACTAAATTCAAGTTTTTCTGGTATTGCTGTTGGTGCTGATGGACTTGTAGATACTAGAGCAGTTATGACTTTTTATAATGATAATGGAACAGTTGGTTCTATTACTACAAGTGGTTCATCAACTGCTTATAACACATCTTCAGA